GTTCTTTAATCTCAGCCTTTGGATCTATTTTATCTTTGGCGAATCTTAAATATGAAGAAAAGAATATTTTTGGAAAGTGAGCTTTTGTATAAGCAGATAGATATGCATTAATAGCATAGCTTACAGCATGGGATTTGTTAAAAGAATATCTTTGACTTTTTTCGATCCATCCGAATATTTGTTCGGCAACGTCTTCCGATACAATTTTAAGTTGTTTTGCACCTTCGATAAACTTTAATTTTACTTTGGCCATCTCTTCTGGCTTTTTCTTGCCGATGGCTTTTCTTAACATATCGGCTTCTTGCAGATTGAACCCCGCTATAGATTTAGCTATTTCCATAGCTTGTTCCTGATAAATCATTTCACCGTAAGTCGATTTCAAAATCGGCTCCAAGGACGGATGAAAATAGTCTATGGATTCCAGTCCATTTTTTTTATCAATATAATGATTTGTTACGCTTTTTCCATCTCTAATAGCCTCTAAGCATCCTGGTCTCAAGATACTAATTAGAGCAGATAACTCTTCTATGTTTGATGGCTTTAATTTTTTAGCAATTGATCTGCCTAGACGACTTTCAAGCTGAAAACAGCCCTTGGTGTTACCATCAGATATCAAATCCCATGTTCTTTCACACTCCAAGTTTAGTTTTTCTATTTTTGGATCAAATTTTAAACGCATGTTGTTTTCGTCTGATCCAGAATCCAACTTTTCAAAAGAACATCCGCAAGAATATAAAAATTTTTGTGTCATTATTTATTCAATACAAAAGAGTCCTTAAATTTAATTTTTTGAGATAAATTTCTGTGCAATTTTAAAAATCTAATAAGAATTTCTGCACAATCTTTTACGTCTTTTAGAGCATCGTGTGCTCCTTCTTTATTTATTCCAAAATAATCTCGTAATGTATCTAAAGTATAGTTTTTAAGATCATTATTATGCTCAAACCATAGAAAGACTAAGTTCATTATATCAACAACATCTCTTGGGAAAAATACATCCGTAGTTCCCTCTTTATTTGTATTGCCATATTTTTTACTTAGTCTATCTATTATTTTTAGATCGAATCTATGTATATTATATCCGGCAGCAATTGGAGCACTAAATTGACTTTTCTTAGATGATCTGGCATGATACATTTCAAGATAGTTTATGAATAACTTCCAAGACTGTTCTTGCTGAGGATATTCTTTCCATTGGTTTAATATATCATCTTTGGAACAACCCCTCACTTTGGCATGAAAGTCTAAAATATCTGTAGTATATGTATAGTTAATGTCTTTTTCTAAGGTTTCTGGCTTAAAAAAGATATTAAATTCCGACTTTGGCACAACTTCCAATTTGATTGGATCGATAATTACTGCCGCAATTTGAACAGGACTACATTCTACTGGATTCGATCCGTCCGTTTCAAAATCAAAAACGCAAATCTTGTTATAATTAATCATTAACTTCTACTTCTGTAATTGGAGTAATCTGTATTTTTGTATTAGGATCTGTCACTTGTTTTGCATTGTTTACTCTGCAGCAACTAATTCTTTCATCGGGAATTTTTTCGTATTCAATTCCACCTGTGGTAAATTTGTCTCCAACTGCTAAATCCATAAACTTTTTAAGAATCATAGTTATTCTCCGTTCTTAAGTATGTCTTTTATAGTCATAATCTTATCAAGCATTGCCACACCAAGAATATCGAATTTAATAACCCCGATACTCTCCAGATCTTGCATTTCCATGCCAGCAATCAATTGTTCGTTTTTTGAGTCATAGACCATAGGACAAGTTTCCTTTAAGGGCATTGAACTAATTGCTATACCGGCGGCATGTTTTGATTGGTTGGACTTGGTGCCTTCTAATCTTATAGCCTGTTCAAACCTTTTGGCAAGCGGCCCCTGTAATTCATTATTTTCGTCTATAAAGCACCATTCTTTAAGCTTGTCCGGATTATTTTCCAGAGCCCATCTGATTATGGATGCTTCGCCAGTTTCTTCTTTCATTTCTTGAAGTTCGTCTGCTATTTTGGCCTCGTCAGGTATATTTTTAGTTATCTTATTCATCTCATCAAATGTGATATTTCCATATACTCGTAATACGTCTTTTAAGGCCCCTCTTCCCTTAATAGTATTAAAAGTCACCATTTGTGAAACTTTATCATGTCCATATTTTTGTTTTATGTATTCTATGATAAGTTCTCGCTTATTAATTGGGACGTCAACATCAATATCTGGCATAGATATATGATCTTTACTATTACGTCCCGCATTATAGAATCTATCAAACATTAGATTATATCTTAATGGATCAATACTTGTAATACCTATCAAATAAGACACTAAACAACCAGCGGCACTGCCTCTTCCCGGCCCAGGCAGCCAATTATTATGTCTAACATAGTTGACTATATCCTGAACAATCAAAAAATAACTGGATAATCCGGCCCCTTGTAAGACCTCTAATTCGTACTTTATTCTGTCAATGTACGATTGCTGATCATCTTTTGATATTGTGTTGGCTATTTTTTCTTTCCACCCATCTCTACATAACTGTCGTAAATATTCATCTGGATTATATGAGTCTGGACATTCAAATGGAGGAAGATTAGGATTGCTCAAAATATTATATTCTTCACACATATCAGCAACCAAATTTGTATTTTCTATTTCTTCTTCTGTATGAAGACTATTGATTTCTTCCTGAGATAATATATGAAAATTATCAGAGGTAAAAAAACAAGACAGAGGAACATCTTCGCCATTAGATATTTTTCTACTGATTTCTGGAAAAGTAGTTTTAATGTTATTGCATAACAGTATCCTTTGGTCATTAGAGTCTTCTTTACGACAATAATGAGCATCTGGTGTGCATATTACTTTAGTATTTGTGATTTTACCTAGCTGCCTAATCACATCGGTAAGATCAACTTGAATAGGGGTATTGTCTTTGTCCATTAATTGACTTTCCAGAAAAAAGTTTTCTGGTCCAAATATGTCTTTCATTTTTTGGATTAAGTCAACGCCTATTTTTTCCCAATCTTTAATTAATCCATCATTTTTAATAATTTTATCGGCTAAAACCGATCCTAGATGACCACAAATACCTATGAGGTCACCTCCAGTAAATGCTGACAGAGCTTCAAAATTGAGCCTAGGCTTGTGATAATAAAAGTCTGGTCTGTTGGACTCAGAGATCAGGCGTATTAAATTTTTCCAGCCCTTGAGATTTTTGGCCAATACTATAAAGTGACTTAGTTCTTTGTTTTCTTTGCTTTGTATTGTTGGGTCATTATTGCATATGTATAATTCACAACCTAAAATTGGTTTAATTCCTTTTGTTTTCATCTCTTTGTGAAATTTGATAGACCCAGCAATATTTCCGTGGTCAGTTAAAGCACACGCTCTTGCATTAATTTCAACACATCGATCTGCGATCTGAGATGGTTTAGACAGACCATCCAATAAACTAAACATTGAATGACAATGAAGAGGAACGTAATTTTTCATTCTGTGCTTCCTGGTGCCTTGTATTTTCCTATAGCATACCCTGGTATAGTGTACTCGTCAACCACTGTGTCTATACCTTTTATTTCTATATCGTGCTTGATCTGCTCACATTTTGTCATCAGTTTATCAACTGGCGTTAACTGATTATCTCTGTACTCGCTTATAGGATGTATATGAGTGCTATCAAAAGTTGTTTTTCCAAAATGACATAATTTTGTACATTTCCAACTTTTATTTAGTTGTGGAATTTGTGTTTGTTTTATTGTTTCAAATTTTTCTTTTAACATATTTTCTGTAGAGATAAGATCGCTATCATCATAGCATATAGTAAAAGGACCACCATCGTTGATAAAGTTGATAGTAATCATTACATGTTTGATGTCTGGATATAACTGACTTACAGCATAATGGTAAATTTTTAGCTGTGGATCTTTTTGTAATTTTTCTGGAGTCTTTTCTTCTCCAGTTGCCCAATCCAATCTTCTACCAGTTTTCCAGTCTATTATTTCTATAGTATTGTCATCTACCTTTGTAATTAAATCGATAGTACCCTTTATAGCTAAATTTCCTTCCAAAGTTTGTCCTTGATAGTCATATTTAAACTTAGCCCACTTTCTTTTTATTTCAATATCAAAATGTTGTTCTGGCTGAAGTATATTTCTATTTCTAGGATCAAACATGCCCCCATTGTAGTCCAGAGCTTTATGCACCCATGAATGGCAATCTTTGTAGTCTTTTAGTTCCCATTCGTGATGAGTGAATTGACTAGTATAATAATTATATACTTTTTCAATGAGAGTATTAAGATTATATTTTTTAATATTGATTGGCCCAACAACATCATCAACTATTTTAGTTTCAGAATTTTGTTCAGCCAACTTGATACACGCCAGGATTTCTAATACTTTATGTACTATTGTTCCCTTATCAGCTTTTTTATTAGATGGCGATCTTATTCCTAGTACATATTCTATAAAATATTGTTGTGGACACATACAGTGTGTCCCATAAGAACTGCTTCTTAAGTATGTAATTATGATAGTATCATTCCTTTATTTTTAAGAAATTCAACGATAGTATTGTTTCGTTCATCAATTCCTAGGTTCTCGTTGTCTATGACCAGATCAAAATTATTTGGATCATATCTTTCTGGATCGAGTGCAATCTCACTTAGATGAGTAGAATTGAACGGATTACGAGTTAATCTGATTATAAAACCACCAGCATCACGTATAGCCTCCAGTTCGTTTGGGAATCTACAGTCTGCTATAATAGCAAAATCTAAGTTTTCATTTTTTATTTTTTTGATCGTAGCGTTAGTCCATACTTGATTTAGCATTTTACGAAAGATATCAGTACCAACAACTTGCATAACTTGTCTTGCTGTCATAAATCCGCTTGGATCATAATCAGACTGTTCCATATAGTTATTTTCGTATCCCACCACATTTTCCCATCTAATATTAGTCAAGGAATTTTTGTGATCATCGTCACCATAACATTGTTCTTCTGTTAACCCCAATATATTTATACATATATCTTGTTTTAATGGGTCGGCAAAATTATAGATTTTAGATGTACCCATTGTATATTGAGAAAACAAAGACTGTATAAATTGAGAACTGGTAGTCTTACCAGATTGTTTTCTTCCAGAAAATGCTATAATCAGTGTCATATTATTTTTCCTAAATACTCTTTAATTTCTTTGTTTATTTCTTCTGTTGTCATATCAGCAATATCTGGTTTGGATATTTCTGGTATAAAAATTCTATATGTATTTTGACATTTATTTTTGATCTGTTGAGCAGCCTTTTTGCCTGCCTCATCATTGTCTGTCAATATAACTATATTCATTGCTCCACTAGAATCAAGTATAATTTTTTGTCTATCGCTAAGCGAAGATCCAAAGATTGCTACGCTATTATGGATATTATTTTCTTCTAATTTCCAAACATTTCCTGGACTTTCAACAACAATAACTGTATGATTTTTTAGTATATGTTCTTTTGCAAGCCAGAAGTTATACAAATGATTTTGACTTTTAAATTCATGGTTGTGTTTCCATTTGGGAAACTTCCATCGATCTGACTCGTTGGGACATTTAGCTGTTGGATTATGGAAGCATCCACATTGTGTACATTTTTCAAAAATAGATCTACCTGTACACCCAACAAGATAATGATAATTGTTATCGTATATCGGAGCAACTGCTCTGTTGTACATCTCCTTATCTGGCCTGTCGCAGACTCCAACATCATATTTGTCTAGTATCTCTTTTGAAAAGCCTCTGTTCATAAAGTAGTCTGCTGGTATGTTCAAAGATTTTCTAACCATTTCTCTTGTTATTAGAGATTTATTTTCCATTGGAATGGTTTTTTTTACATGGTTTACCACATTTGCAAATAAAGCTTTATTTTTATCAGACTTAGATATTTTAATGCTTTTTAGGTCTTTATTCAAGAAGGATAAACAGTATTTTAAAGCTTCATCAAACGAGCAATTTTCGTCACCAGCTTTTGACCAACCATATTTTTTACTAGATAAAACGCCTCTAACGAATCCTATTATTGATCCTTTAAAAAATTGTTCACAGCTATGGGTTCTACATTTCCAGTTACCTCTGTATGTTTCACCTTGATGATATATATTTACTGCTGATTGATTGTCTCCATTATGAATTGGACAACACATAGATACCATCTTTGAAGACATAGAATATTCAATGTCTAAAGACTGCAATAACGATTCTATATTATCACACAAATCATCACAAACTACTTTTAGTTTGGATTGATCAAGCGAAGGGGATTTCTTGTTCATTGTCCTTGTCATCTACTATTTTAAATCCTTTATCAGATCCTGTTTTATTATTTACCACATCTAAACGCGTTCTACCTTCTGTTATTTTTGCACACCAACCTTTCATGTAGCAATTGATATAATCATTATCGTCTAATCCGCCACCATGACGACTAATCAATGGAACCAATTTTCTATTGCCGTTATTTGGTCCATCTTCTGCAATTTCTTCGTCGCTCTTTCTTTTGAAAATGGTAAAGTTGCTACAAAGCCAAATGATTCTATCCGAGCCAGAAGCGGTGTCTGTACTTTCTTTTGTGATACCATCTCTGTTTAATTGTACGAAAGCTACAATAGGTACTTTATATCTTATTGCAAAATTATGAAGACTTGTCATCATGAATCCAAGAACCTGATATTCTTTCATGTCTTGTGATATTCCAACACTATCCATAAGCTTTAAATAATCATAAAAAATTACGCAGTCTTTTGCTGTTCCGTCATCATTTAATCCCACTTCTTTAACTAACCATCTTCTCATTATCGCTAATTGATCTTCGAAGGGTTTTCCGGCAATGCTTTTGTGATAAATCTGCATTGTTTTAACTGATGATGCTGCTTCTGTTATTTTTGTTTTCTTGTCTATTGATTCAGAAAACCTTCCTGTTTCTATATCGTTTATCTCTATCTCTGTCATCATTGCCAATATTCTATTGATATGATCTTCTTTAGTCATTTCGGTATCCATGTTTAATATTGGTATGCCGAGTTTGGCTATATTTGTGCTCATATTGTCCGATAATAATGTTTTACCTGTCTTGGGTCGTGCGGCAATAACATTAACGGTTCCTTTTCTCAATCCTCCGCCAATAGATTGATCATATATCGGGAAACCAGTTGGAATACCGATCTGATCAACCTTGTTGGTTTCTAGATTTTTTATGTAATCATCTAGTGATTTACCTATTTTTTCTGGAGAATTATCTGTATCATTTAGTAAAGATGTAAAATTAAAAATACTATCTTCAGCTAATCCTATTATTGATGATATAGGCTCGCTACCCGTTACATCTAGAATTTTATCTTGGGCTAATTCTAGTTGTTGTCTAAGCAATCTTGCTATTTCTAGTTTTCTTATCTTAGCAGCAAATTTCCTAACATTTTCTTGACTAACAGGAAAATCCATGATAGCCTTTAGGTGTTGGGCTTCTTCTTTTTTCAGAAGAACATGGTCCAGACTTAATTCTTTTGCAGCAGAGTAGATTGAAGCTATATCTATGGCATTATTTGTTCCAGATTCGCATATTCTTTTTAGACATTTGAAAATGATAGAATTACTATCAATTGTAAATGACGTTTCTTGAATAATATCTGCGACATCATAATATGCTTCATCATTATATGAGCATATACCAGCCAAAACTGCCCTCTCGGCAGCGGGATCACTTAGAATCATTTTTCATCCAGCAGAGGTAGAACACTTGTTGCACTTATATCTATCGACGGAATCCTGAATAAGTCCAGGACTCACTTCTTCACGCCTTCCACAAACCCTGCACACAACTTTGATCATACTGAACTTTCTTGCTCTAGGCACAGACGGTTGAGTTCTGAGTTTTTTATCAATAATTGTATCTTCTTTATGAAGATTTTTTTCTGGCATTGAGTTGAACTTATTGGTATGTTTTTCTTTTTTATGTCGCCTTTTTGTTTTAATGGATTTAACAGCAAAGTCTTCGTCGTCAGTTTCTTGATGATCGTCTATATCGACATTATCGATTTGATTTTTAGGTGTCGCAGGAAGCATACTCTGCAACATTTGTATCATAGCCTGTATTTGTTCTGGTGTTAGATTATCCATTTTTGATGACCTTTATCTTTTGTATAGACAATAAAATATCTGATAAATTTTTAATACCATTGGCTAGGTATGATAGCCTATCGCTCCTTTGTTTTGCATACTTCTTGATCTTGTTGAGAGATATGGCTCTGTCATTATGTTTTATTGCTTGATAAGATTTTTCGATATAACCATATCCTTTATAATTATTTACTTCGTCAGATATAACTTCTTTAATAGTTTCTTCTGCCCAATTATATCTTGCTATTTCTCTATTTATTGTTCGTTGAACATGAAAAGAAAATTGACCTAATCTATAAGATATTTGGGCACAATCTTCTGGGGTTAATTTTTCTAATTGATCCCTGCTCATGTGTAAATATTCATTCAGCTCATTTTCTGGCAAACAACTGTTGCTGTACTTTGGTAGACCAAGTCCATTTTCATATTCATCTAGAAGATTATCCCACTCGTTCAGTTCTTCTTTAGACGTTTTGATTGTCATGTTCTATTCTTTCTTTCCATTGATCTGTGTTTTCATTGTATGGTAATTCAACATATTTAATATTATTTATTTCACACCATTCTTGCTTTTCTCTGTCTCTTTTTTGAGACTTCAGGAAGTTCAATATTGTGCTATGATAAAATGGTATAAATTTATAGTGCTGCTCTCCATGTACTTCTATACATACTTTTTTTAATGGTATATAGAAATCTAAATACAATATTTCTCCTTTTCGCAATTGAATAGGAACTTCTTCTAAAATTTGCATTGTAGGATACAATTTATTGATCATTGATCTTGCTTGAAGATGAAAACTAGATTTATTTACTATCTTTCCTTTTGCAATATGTCCTGTTAGTATCCAATTAACTTTATTTCCATCCAAGTCTTTGATTAGCATTTTAGGCCCATTGTCTCTTTTATACTTTTTACTAAAGAAGTGTATGCCTTTTGGTTTTCTAATAAATAGTTTCTAACTTTTTCGGTCCCTTGAAATTTAGGCTTGTCTTCAAGAGACGTGAGGGTATACCAAGCACCACCCTTATGAATTAAACCCATATCAGAAGCCAATACTATTGCCTCAGTATATTTATCTATACCTTCTCCATATCTTAAATAACTAGTGATGTTACCTCCTGGTGGTCCGAGAGCGGAGCATATTACTTGCCATTCAATTTCTTGGCCTATTTGTGTACTATCAGCACTCAATGTCCAAGGCTTGAAAGTTTTAGCCCTTAGTTTGATATCTGTTTGATACGCTATGGCTTGGCCGCTCTTTTCCTTAAACTCTGCACCGTACCCAGTTGGATTACCCATCAAGTGGGTTATTCCTATTACTATATTTTTATTAACAGGAATTACATTTGCTACCTTACGACAAAATTTTGCTAACAGTTTAGCGCCATCTGCACGTTGCATTTTATCCATTTCACTAGTAATTTCTGCTTCTGTACATAGTGCAGAATACGAGTCTATGATTAAAACAGATCCAGGAACCTCATTGATAATTTTTTCAGCAATCTGTAGATATTCTTCTGCGTGTAAAATTTTACCCTGTTGACTTCCTATTACATGAAATTTATCTAGATTAATTCCTGGTATTCCTTCTAGGTCTCGTTTTTTCAGTCTACCTTCAATGTTAAGGTAGTACACTTCTCTTGTATCTTTTAGATCTCCTTTGTATTCTGGTCTTTGTGCTGTAGCAGCAAAATCCAGTGAGGTTGTTGTTTTTCCACATTTTGGCTGACCTGTTAATACAACAAAACTACCTTCTGGTATTCCGCCATTAAGTATGATATCTAATGATGGACTTATTGGTATTACTGTATTTTTTCTATCAACTATAGCATTGCCGCTAAGAATGATATCATCACCAAAATTTTTTACTACATCTTCTTTAAGACTCATTATCTAATTCCTTGAGTTTTGATAAAATATTTTTCTTTCCGATATTGTTTTGGAAAACAACATCTTTTGATTCTTTGATATCCATCTTTTTTGGTATGGATACATTCCTACTCTGATTGGCAGCAATAATCTTCACTTGCTGCTCTATCATACCGACAAGGTGTGGCGCTCGCAAAGAATAGATTTTTCTTCCTCCGTCGCTATTCAAAGCCTTTATAATAGCTTGAGGAGGATATTGCTTTACTAGTTTATTAGCTGATGCAATTTGATTTCTATAAAACATTGCCCAACTTTTTTGTAGCCAGAATCTATAATGTAAGTCTAATTTATCTTTGGTTGCTTTTCTTTCACATATAATTTCTGTAATATATTGTGCTGCCGATACTGTTTTGCCATTTGAGTACTTGGAATAATATTTTTCATCCATTATATTCTTGTTTAGAAAATGTGGTTTGACATGATTCTGTTAATTTCTGTTCAAAAGTTTTAATGAACTTTTCAAGATATATTGTATAGTCCTGCTGAGAGGGTACGGGAATATGATAATTTTTCTTTACCATCTCTTTTGTATCTTTAAGATACCCTTTTTCATCAACTTCTGTAACGTCAACTGTCATAGATACTCTGATCTCATGTGGATTTTTACCAATGTGCAATGGTTCTATTACACCCGGATGTTTCTCAGAGAAGTCGAGTGGACTATCCTTATCTAATTCATTGAATTTAGCATCATTAACAGCATCAAATTTTTCTTTGATTTTGTTTTGTATTTTTGTCAAAAGATTCTTTTCGTCCTCTGACAGATTATCTAATATATCGTTAGTTTCCATTTGGTCTATATATCCCTGGGATGTCTTGTTTTACAGTACTAGTTCTTTTTTTCTTTGCTTCGTCATTAATCATAGAGGATTCTTTAGTCATTATAGCAACATGAGATTTTTTGTTTGCTGTTTCTCTTATCATCATATTCTTAGACTGAGAATTCCCCACTGGTGCTGATTTAGTTTTTACCTTATCTGTATTATCTACAGATGATAGTGCGCTTTGTACCTGTTTCTCTGTTATTTCTAGTTCTTGAGCTATTTTTTCTGTTGACCAAGTGCTATGGTTTAACCATAAAATAGCATATTTTTGTGTTTTGTTTAATTTAGCCATGATTTATTCAGTTTCCCTTTCTGCATTAAAAAGCCATGAAGTATTTTTTGTATTCAAAAATTTTATATACCAAGCAAATGTT